ACTCCTACAGTAAGTACTCAGTTAAAAATATTTTTTGATACTTTATTTAGACTGTTTCCAGGATTGCCGGTATCAGCTAATGATCAAATGATAGAATTAGGAATTGAATTTGATTCAATGATAAGATCAGTATTTGGAAAGGTTAATCCTAATTATATTACTCCGTTAAAAGGTGAACCACCATTAACTAGAACTGATATAGTAAAGGCAAGGGTAAATGGCTGAATTAGAAGAAGAAATTGTTCCTAATCCTAAAGCTGGTTTTAGTGATGTATCGGGAGCTCTTCCATATGCTGCCTATCAAGGTAGACAATCTACAAATGCAGCTTCAAGAGGATTTAAAGAAAATCTTTTATATTATGGAGGAGGTGATAAAAATGTTAATCTGGATATTAAAGATTTACCTCCATCTGAATATCCTAAAAATCAAGTAAAAGAATATTCTTCTGGTCATGTTACTGAGTTTGATGACACTGAAGGAAGAGAAAGAATACTTATTAAACATGCTTCTGGAGCGGGTGTAGAAATAAGACCAGACGGAACTATAGTTATTAGTTGTGGACCGGATGGTAATATGATACAGGTTGTAGGTAATGATCATAAGATGGTAGTAGAAAGAAATGGAGAAATTAGTTACAACGGTAATGTAAGTATGGATATAAACGGTTCATTTGATCTTAATATAGGAAAAGATTTTAATGTAAACGTAAAAGGTAATTATGTAGAAAATATAGAAAATAACGCTAGTACTACTATTGAAAAGAATAAAACTACAAAAGTAAAAGGTAATAGTTCTCAATATACTATTGGTACTAACTTTAATTATATCGATGGTAATCTATCTGAACATATTAAAGGAGATACTAATACTAATATAGGTGGTAATGTTGAACATTTCTTTGGAAAAAGTTATACTCTCACTACCGAAGAAGATATGATTATATCAGCTGATAATACAAATATAGCTGCTAATGATATGACTCTTATAGGTGCTACAGGTACAATAGGTGGAGATGGAATAGTAATGTATGGAAAGGGATCTACTTTTGAAGAGGGAGTTACCGCACCAACATTTCATGGAGCATTAGAAGGTAATGCGAAGACAGCTACACAAGCTGGAAAAGCAGGTACTGCTGGAGGTCTAGGAGCAGGAGGATCAGCAGGTTCGGAAGTTAACGTAGCAACTCCTGATACTGTTAAGCCTACTTCTACAATTCTTACTGATTATTTAACAAAGAGTAACTTTGGTATTAGACAAGTTACTATTGACCCTGGTAATGTAATTAAAAATTCTATAGTATTAACTAATGATTTTAGTATTACAAAGAAAAGACTTACAGAGAAAGAAGTAAGATCTAAATTACGAGATCCAGCAGCTCAACAAAATGATAAATTTGTAGGAGGTATGATTGCTTTAGGAGCTTTAAGCTCTGAGTTTAGTAATACTATTCCTAAAGAAACAGGTAGAATAGTAGCTATAGATTCTCCTACCTCTGGCTCTACTAAGATAGGTCAATCTATTAGTACTAAACCTAAAGTGTTTCAAGGGAGAACTAAAATAACATGATATATCTTCCAGACCCACTCTATAATCCTGATTTTGTAGCTGATGCTAATCTAAATAGTAAAACTAATTTAAGTAAGAAAAATACTATAGGAAAATATTTTGTTAATACAGGTGAACCTTTTGATTACGACAATTTATCTTATTCTAGAAGATTAGAGATAGCTAAGAACCTATTACTAATATCTGATGCTGAAAAGGCTATGACTACTATTTACAGCCCTTTTACTAACTTAAGATTAGTTGTTTCGGAAGGTATTTATCAACCAGAATCTAATGAGACTCTATCTCAAGGAAGTATTAACTTTCTAAGGAATAAAGGAAGATGTATAGTTTATGAAGTGTTTAATAATGATGGAGTTATAGATGTTGATAATACTTTTGAAGTAGCTGATTATTTAAAAAATAATATTAGATTTGATAAATTAATTTTAGACTATGATAATTATGGATCTAATCTTCATGCTTGTATAATAATTCAAACTCCTCAAATTAAAAATGATTGGGAAGTAGTTTTTAGACAAAATATACAAACCCAATACAACAATACTATTCAAACTAATGGAGAGTTTGTTGAGATTAAGGGATAAATAGTACTATGGTAGCTAAAGCTTTTTCAATAGAAGACGGAAATCTTCAAACTAAGTCTATTATTACCTCTAGAAATAAGGTATATAAAGATTTAGATTTAGTATTTGGATTTAATTCAAAGGGAGATGTCTTTAAAAAGACTGATGCAGCTGCAGTAAAGCAAGCTGTTAAAAATCTTCTATTAACTAACTTTTTAGAAAAGCCTTTTGCTCCAAACTATGGAGGAGATTTAAACAGCTTTTTATTTGAATTATCTGAATATTTTGATGCTGAATCTATTGAAGAAAAAATAAGATATGCTATTGAAAATTATGAACCTAGAGCTAGAATAATCAGTGTAAGAGCTGAAGTAAATCCAGACAATTATATAGTTAATGTAACAATTAGATTTCAAGTAATAAACACATCTGAAGTAGTTTCAATAGAAGTATCACTTACAAGGTTGAGATAATGGCAACGACGATAAGATCAACAGACTTAGATTTTGCAAATATAAAAAATTCATTAAAGACATATTTTCAGCAGCAATCTGAATTTTCCGATTATGACTTTACTGCTTCTGGATTAGATAATCTTTTAGATGTTCTAGCTTATAATACTCATTTTAATGGATTAGTTGCTAACTTTGCGTTAAACGAATCATTTATTAGTACATCTCAGTTAAGATCTTCTATAGTATCTCATGCTGAAGCTTTAGGATACAGATCTAGATCAGTTACTTCTTCAGTTGCTACTGTAAATTTAACTATTACTGTGCCTTCTGGAGACCCTACTCCTTCTAGTCTCACTATGCCTTCTGGTTTTACTTTTAATTCTACAGTAAATGGAACCACATTTACTTTTCAAACGGAAGAGCCTTATGCAGCTACTCCTGAAACATCTGGTACAGACACACTCTATAGATTTAAAACAAGTAATAATCTTTCTACTAGCACTAATACAGCTCAAGATACCATCTTTAATATACCTATTAAAGAAGGAGTATCTACTACTAAAAACTTTTATGTTGATGCTTACAACGATGTACAAGTATATGTTATACCAGAAGCAACAGTAGATACTACATCTCTAACAGTTAATGTTTATGAATCTCCTGATGATGAAACTGCTGACACCTATTCTGATATTCAAGATCTTACTAGATTATTATCAACTACTAAAGCCTATAATATTCAAGAAACACCTAATGGATACTTTGAGATTATTTTTGGTAATGATACAGGCGTAGTACCATCTGCTGGTAATAGAATAGAAGTTTCTTTTCTAAAGTCTTCAGGAGAGCTATCTAATACAGCTTCCTCTTTTTCACCATCAAGCACTATAGATGTTGGAGGAACTAATCAGACATTAACAGTAACTACAGTAAATGCTTCGGCTGGCGGCGCTGCTAAACAATCTATTGATTCAATAAGACAATTAGCTCCTTTAATGTATTCTACTCAACAAAGATTAGTTACTGCTGATGATTATAGGACACAAATACTTACTAAGTTTGCTGCTTCAGTAAGAGATGTAAATGCTTATGGTGGAGAAAACGCTCCTACTCCTAAGTATGGAGTAGTATACGTATCCTTAAAATTCTTTGATGAAATAAGTGATGAAAGTAAAACTTCTGTTAAAAATGATATAATAAATAACTTAACAGACAACTTATCAGTTTTATCAGTAAGTACTGAGTTTATAGATCCTACTAATGTATTTCTTGAATTAACCACTACTTATAATTTAAATTCATCTTTAACTAATCAATCTGGAAGTGCTATAGAAAATAGTATAACTACTACTATTAATAATTTCTTTACAACTAATCTTCAAACATTTAATAAAACATTTAGAAGATCTTCTTTACTTACAGAAATAGATGCGTTAGATGATGCTATTTTAAACTCAAAAATAGATACAAAAATGCAAATGAGAATAGGTCTTACTACGGATCCTGTTCTTACAGTTGGTACTTCTAAAGATTATATATTAAAGTTTCCTACTACTATAGCTGATCCTGATGATGTAAATTTTATAATTACTTCTACTACATTTACATTTAACAATAAAAGATGTATTATTAGAAATAAATTAGAATCAAATA